GAAATACTGGACTTGAACCAGTGACCTACTGCGTGTAAAGCAGTCACTCTACCACTGAGTTAATCACCCAAGAGGTTAACTTCCCTTGTGAGAGAAGTATAACACCCATGGACTAGATTGTCAATCTTCGTAGACTAGACATTCTGGTTCTGAAGGATTCTGATCACAAAACAATTCCAAATATGTTGGATCGTGATGATCTCCTGCTTCAATTTCTTTCTTGTGATGTTCTACATACTCTTCCAAGTCGTGTAGTTCACCTTCAATGTGGCGACGTTGTTGTGGGGATGTTGAATCCTTACCCAAAATTTCGCGGTCTGCCTGGATGTGTTGCTCTAGTGTTCTTTGCATATTCCTAACCTCTGGACAATGCTTGGTATTATTTATGACGGTGCCACTTTGATACTATCTTTCAATAGATGCAGAGTAGTCTGAAGTTCACTAACTTTATAGTTGTGAGTAACTCCTCCTATAAGATAGGTCCCCGAGTATACTTTGTCAAGTTCTGTTTTCTTTCTCTTAACCTGCATTCTTGGAATCTGGACAGAAACAGCAGTACCAGCGAATAGATTCAAGTTTCCAGGTACAGTAATTTCCAATTGAATTGCTTCTAGAGATTTTTTTCTCAGAAAATTATATGCGGCAGTATCCAAATAACTATTCAAATTACGTGATCCTGGGACAGCACTTCCATCACTCTTAGCACTGTCCCATAGGTGCGTAGGAATTGCTCTATAGTGTACTCTCTTTGGGTTGTTAATTAGTTTCTTAATCTCTGGATTGCTAGTGTCAATGGGGAGTCTGCCGCCTTTCTCTAGTTTTGACATACGCTTAAATGTGTTCTCAATATTATAGTATCCTGTTTGTGCAGTTACTTTTTTATTCTTGGTTGGGAGAACAGATTCACCAAACGTACTAGGATCAAGTCCAATAATATATCCCGACCATGTTCCCTGCCTCAAGTTTCTTATTGAGTTGAATGAATGTGGGAATGATAACTTACTAATTAGAAAATTATTCTTTGATGGGTTGTCTGATAATGCTTTTTGTCCGTAAACATATGTCGGTTTCTCTTGGTCTCTAGCATCCTCAATCATCTTATCAATTGTTTTGAAATGAAAACCTAAAGCATTCTCATAGAAAACATATGCACCTTGAGGATTATCTGATGTGCCACCTGATCTAGTTGCTTTTGATGCAATATAGTTAATTGCATCGTATGGTCTCCAGTTAGGAGAAGTAAATCTCATCTTGTTTGCAGGTTCTGCATCAAACTTACCACCCTTTTTACCACCCAAAGTAGTAACAGTTTCAAGAATCTTTTTGACATGTACAGAAGCGTCTAAAGATTCAAATGCTCCAAAAGTATTAGTGACTTCATTATTAACAAATGCAGGACTACACAATTTCAAAACATATGATTCTTTCTTCTCTGCTTTTACCCTAGCAGTAATCTCATAACATTGGAAGATATAGGTTATATTATAACCACCAGATTCTAGATCAATTCTCCAAAATTCATTACCAATAAGTGTATTAATAAAGTCAGTAGCATCAAAGACTGCCACTTCAGCATACATCGTTGGACTACTAATACTTTCAGTAATCTTTATATTTGAAATAAGTTCTACAAGATTTCGCGATCCATCCTTTCCAGTCCTAATTTTACCATTACCATCTAAGAGAAATGCTGCTAGAGCAGTTTGTCCTGACTTTTCCATTATACTGATGCTCCAAATAATCCGAACGTTGGTAAAAATTCTAACAATTCAGGTTTGTTATTAGTTGGTACTACTACAGTAGCACCACCTCCACCTCCACCTGATGCAGAGGCACTTGATTTTGATGCCTGGGTACTAACAGCAGCAGCAACTTTTGTCATCGCTACCATCTTTTCTCCAGTTTTAACCTCTTCCTGATCTTCTGCCTTTACTTTAGCATCGGCAGTTGCGGTAGTAGTCTCTAAAAGACCGTCAGGATTGATTACCTTTCTAGTCTCCATGATAGCATCCTGAAGTGCTTGGAATGCTATATTCTTTTTTGCTTCTGGTGTTTGGGCAATTTGTGCTACTCCAGTGTCACCCCCAGTGTCATTATTAGGATTTCCCACTCCACTGAGTTTTCCAGAAGCAACATCAGCATTCATTTGAGACATAATGTCTGGGTTATCACTAACTAAAGGTGCTCCTCCTCTAGCAGCATCCAGAGCAGAAGCAACTTGTTCTACAGTGTGAGAAGATGCATTACCACCTCCATACATAGATCTCCCAGTAGCAGGATCAGGTAGAGATGCCCATTCTCCTGCCAATGCTTTCATAGCACCAGTTCTATCATTATGCTCCTTAGATATATATCTCCAAGCATATGGTTGCTTATGCTTGATAAGTCCTATACCAATTTTATCCTGCATTGTCTTATCAAACTTAGCACTCTTATCAATACCCATAGTATTGACAATTGCTTTCATTGTTCCAGGGATAACCTGATAACGACCAGCAGCAAATATACCATAATCCCCTTCTTGAGGATTAGACTTATTCATCAAAAATGACTGTCGTTCAATCAACTCACCGACACTCATATCAGTCAGTTTTTTCTTGACTATACTACTAGAATCGTGAGTACTTCCGACAATACGGTTACCCTTAGTACCTTGATTCATTGAGTTATATCCACCTTCACCAGATGCAATGAAATCTAGGAGTCCACCAGCAGCAAATTCGGGTGGTCTAGTTAGTGGTGCTTGAGCAAATAATCCACCAACATTAAAAGTGTATATGCTACTGCCGCCCTTAGTGTCTCCACCAGCAGAGTAACCCATCTCCCTCATCATCTCTTCTTGTTTCTTCCTTCTATTATATAATTTACCAGCAAAAGAGTCATTACTTACATTATCCAACTCACCTCTAGTTGCTTTCTGTGCTTGACCACTAAACCATGACATGGGGTTGAGTAGATTGAAATTGTTTTGAGTAGGTCCACCCTGATCAAAACTATTATACATGCCCCCCAGATTAAATCCGCCGCTATCTGCTTCCTTTATTCTACGAGTAGTAAGTTTAGGATTATTTTTTGTTGCAGGAGTATCAAATGGTACTATGAATGCACCACCTTGTTTCTTTTCTGCAACATATTCAGTTCCATGACCAATGAATGATGTTGATTTACCATCCAGAGATACTGGATAACCTGATTGGGGACCTTGAATCCAACCACCCATCGCTTTTTTGGGTAGTTTATTCTCTTTATCTGCCTGCTTTTCTTTCTTAGGAATTGAACCAGACACACTGGATGCAATTGCCTTCGCTGACATGTTCTTGATAAACTTTGGTTTCCCTGCCTCCTCTGCCTGATCACCAATTACATAAGCACCATTAAACTTAGATTGAATTGCCTGAATAGACTTAGGCAGAATCTTACTATAAGGTTCCTTATTGTCCTTATCGTAAGACCCATATTCAATCATTGCCCCCGCTTTTTGTGCAGATGCCACAGTAGCATCATGAACTGGTTTATATCTATCATCCTGATTGGATGGAGGAACAAATACTGCTTGATACCCTAGTTCTTTAATTGCTGCGATTGCCGCCGCAACTCCTTCTGCTCCTTTCTGAGGATCAGCGAAATCCTTAGAACCAGCAGTAAGAATAACATGCTGCTTGTTACTTTGTTTACCTTCTGGAGTAGTGTTTGCACCATTGCCCTCGGTTTGTTGTGAATCTGCTATCGCACTTTCTTGATCATTACCATTATTATTAGCGAGCACAACGGCAGTAGTTCCAACAACAGCAGTAGTTGCCAGCAACGCCAATCCACCTCTGCCCCTCAATCGCATCTTCATCCCCTTCATCCCCTTCAGGAGATTCTTACGGAATGTTGTTAATACCCAGATGAAATCTTTAACTAACTTTGCTGGATTCTTTAACCATCTTAGACCTAATAGTAATGTTCCTAGTGATAAGAAGAATTGACCAAAACCTACCAGTTTTTCCCACCAAGTTGCCTCAGGGTCAAACATTGCACCAAGACCATCCAGTATCCCTCCAACAGTACCTTTGAAGAAATTGAATATGAACGTTGCTACAGTGATAACACCATCAACAATATCTTCTAATTTTTTTATATTATTTTCGTCTGCTAACCATTCCAAAATCCCCCTTACAACGAAGGTTTTAAATAACCATCCTCCTAGTTTAGCAAGACTCTCAAAAAATCCTGCTACTACAGGAGCAATAAATTCGGTAAGACCACTTCCTTTCTTCTCATCATCTTTAGATACTCCCTGTAGATCACCAGAGTTTTCATTAATACCCTTAAAGAGATCCGCTTCCATTGCTGCATTGACCTTTAGGTCATCAGCAATTTTTTGGAGAATAACTCCCATGCTATTGAGTGTTGCACCAAGTTGATTACTACCTTTTACAACTTTTACAGAAATAATATTTGCTGATACAGTACCTTCAGAGTCATCTTTACTTACTTGACCCCTAGGACTTAAAAATTTATAAAAGTCTATCTTTGATGTCTTACCAGACTTCTGCATTACTTAGTAGGATAAGATGAATTTGGGTCACGATATAGAACTATAGGTTCCCCACCAGTATTTATGATCTTGGTATTGGTGATTGGGAGTGTAATTGGTACTACAGTCTTACCCTTCTTATCTACTTCACTGTCTGCCTTATTTAATGCATTTGTTTTTGACATCGTTGCTACAGCAGGAGTGGCACCAGGTGCAGATGTAGAAGACATTTGTGGTGGAGGACTTGCTGATGCAGGAGCAAGACTACTCTTTTCATTACCATATAGTTGTCCACGAACATCATTAATTGCAGAATCTAGCATACCAAAGATACGCGCCATCTTTTGCTCTTGAGTCTCTGCTGGTGCCTTTGATGCTTGATTATCACTATCTTGCGTAGTTGTACTATTACTAGTGTTGCCACCTGGAGTAGTATTAACACTTGTATCAGTACTTGTATCAGTACTATCGTCTGCTGTTACAGGACTAGTCTTAACATTTGCATTAGAAGAACCACTACCACTCAAGTTTTCAAAGTGCCATGCTTCAGTAGCGCCAGGTCTGTCCCTTCGTAAACCCCAAGCACTTTTACTCAGTGTCTTAAATCCAAAGGTTTCAGAATTATCCCACAACCACTTATATCCTGCATCAAAGTAGTTAAGGTCAGCAGCAAGACCAAATCCATGATTAGATGTTCCTGGAACTGCTGCTGTACCACGAGGTTTAGTATTATACATGTGCTGTTGATCAGCAAATGTTCTAAAGGTATCATTAATACCAATAGGATGACCCGCTTTCTTAGCAGCATCCAACATAGATTGAAACTGCTTTGCAACACTCTTATGCAACTTACCTTTTCCTGCTTGCCCCCAACCTGCATAACCTTTCACTCCTTGCATCTCGGAAGCAGGTACTTCTCCATTCTTATACTTACCTATTGGACCACCACCTGCGAAAGCAGGCAGTTCTCCACCAAGAGCAAATCCTGTCCATCCAGCAGCACGATAGTTAGACTTTGCGGGATTTGAAACAGGTGCTAAATCTTTTGGTTGTATTGGTTGTTCATTTTCGGTCTGCCACCTAGAAAGAGCACCAGTGTTTGTACTAGTAGACTTTAAACCACCACCCTTTGCAAGTTCTGGTGCCTTATCTTCATCCTTGTCTATTCCCTCAGGTTTTTGTCCTTCTTCATTGGTAAACATACCAATGAGTGCTTTAAGTGGACCAGCAGGAAGATTATCCTTTGCAAAGGTATTAACTTGGTCAATAAGACCTTTAGCACCAGGAATTGAACCTATCATAGCATCTTCCATTTGTCTGATACCAGGAATCAGATCTCTAAACAAAGAGAATACGTCAAGTCCTAATGAAACATAGGGACCAGCAGCAAAACCAAATGCTCCAGATAAGTCAAACGCAGCAGATAATGCTTCAATACCAGCACCAACTACATCGCCATCAGTTAAGCGATCATATGCAAATAGTAAGTTAATAAGACCACCAACAATTGGTAGTGCTTTACCACCAATTCTTTGAATAAGTGGTTTCGGTTCCAATAGAGAAAGACCTTTCTTCTGAAGGTACTCCTCCATCATTATACCTGCACCAGAAGACATGACCTTGCCCATAACCTGTCCTGCCATTGCCTTGATGGGTTTCATCATTGGTTCAAAGAACTTACCCAAAGGTTCTACGATCTTTGCTGTCGCAAAATTCTTAACCCAATTTCCAGCACCTTTTAAACCATTATCTGCCCAAGCAACAGCATCTCCTGCCTTACTCTTAAGATTAGCACCAAGTGTTCTTGCCCTATCTCCGTATTTTTTTCCTATATCTAAACTCGTTTCCCATGCTTTTTTTGCCTTGTCAGAGAACCTAGCATAGATTTCTGCTGCGCTTCCACTCAATCCATACTTTTTACGTGCATCTTTTATTTGTTCTGCAATTACAGCGGCAGGTTTATCAATCAGAACACCTTTGAGATTCTTGGCATGATCACCCAAGAAATCTGCAAATTGCATCAGACTGCTTTTAATCCCCTCTGCTGCGGAGACTGACACATCCTCAAGAGTATTACCAAGTCTTCCCAGTAAACCTGCTGGTTTATTCTTCCTTGCTTGTTTTACTAATGCTTCTATACCTGCTTCAGTAAGTTCTTCGCCTGACTGTTTGGCAACTTTTCTTAATCTAGCATATTCTTCTGCTTGTTCAAGATTCTTAAAACCATGCCTCTTCTTAATATTTTCAAGAATTTCTGCTTTGGATCTTACATTATTAGTATTTGGAGTTGGTGTTGTTTTTGGTTTGGGATTATTTGGATCAGGTATATCATCAGACGACTGCAATGCATCAAACAATGTCATTGCGTCTTGGATAAGACTAAATGGATTTAGTAGATACGATAATGCCTTTAGACCTATTATGCCTGTTAAAAGGGTTCCCACCCCTACAATCATATCCCATGCGCCACCTAGATTACCATTAGCAATCGCTTTAGCACCGCCAAAGATCTTGGCAAGACCATCAAATATTGCGCCTACACTAAAAGTAACTAACTTATATACAAAATCCCCAACCATCTTAAGAGTATTGAAGATGTCTTCCATCTTCTTAAGATTTTTTTCATCAGAAAACCACTCAAGTATTCCTCTTGAGATTGCAGTTCTTGCTAACCAAGCAAACAAATTACCGAATGGTCCGAGAATTTTCTCTAACCATCCAAGAGGATTCTTTTTCTTCTTAATTTCATCCTCTAAACCGTCTTCTAATCCATCTTTACTTTCTGAACTTATCCCACCTTCTGCTTCTATCTCTGCTCTAGCATCTCTTCTGAGATCACTAAGTCTTTCTTGCTCTGCAAGTTGATCCCCTAAGAATGATGATCTATTGGATATTGTTTCAGAAATATCCATCATCACATAACCCATACCCTCCAGAGTCTTACCAATTTGATTGGCAGATGTAACTACAGAGTATACTGATTGTTTAACCGAGCTAGCAACCTTTATCCCCCCAGATTCTTCACTAGAAACCGTAGTGGGGATCAACTTATGTGGTTTGATTTTGGATGCTAGCATTACGCTTACTTGTTGTTTCTATCTTTGTACCTCTTCTCCTCTTCTTTCAAATGGTTGATCAAGAGGTTAACATAAACATCTTTTTCCCATGGCATAATATTATCCAAATATTCAGGGTTCCACTTATGATGGTGAATCAAAGCGAAATTAGTCTCATAATAAGTTTGAAGACTTGTATGGAGAAGGACTAGGCGAAAAAACTTGCTAAACCCTCAAGTTGGAGAGTCTGTTTTTTCTTAGTCTTAGGATTAGTAAATTTAATGTCGTGAGATAATTTAGGCATTGTTTCAAAAAACTTTTGAATTTCTTGAAACTGTGTAGTATTCAATTGATCAAGGAACTCAATCAATTCTTCCTTTGAAGACTCTTTCGCTTCATATACTTCCTCACCTTCAACAATTTGAAGAATGCAATCTGTAGTCAATTCAAATAGACTTTCTACAGTAGAATTGGTCTCAAAGTTATTTTTAACAAACATATCCATACTAGGATATTTCATAACCATTGAAATTTTATTATCCAACTTCAAGATGTTTGTATGCTCAGGTTCAAATTTCACTTCAATCTCACTAAGATCAACTGTTACCTTAACCTGAGTCTCATTATCATCGGGTGAAGTTACCATAAGATCAACAGTTTCACCTACAGACTTTGCACGAATGTTCAGGAAAATATATTCAAAGTCAAAAGTGGCAAGTCCTTTGATATCTGTATCAGATAGATTAGTGCAGTTAAGCAGTAAAGTCTGTACAGTATCAACCATTTGTGCTTGATCTTCTGTTTCCATTGCTAACAATAGCAATTTCTCTTCTTTTACCAGAAATGGGCGATATTTAATTCTTTTCCCGTCAGAAGGTAGTTTCAATTCATAACGAGGAACATTTAACTTAGGTAATGGCATAGATAATCACTTCATTACAGATATTTAGCGGTTCAGAGTTGGACCAAAGAAGTTCAAAGGTTCTGTCCCTGGAGGTTGGTTAAAGACAGCAGCGGAAAAATTATAGTTGCCAACTCTTGACGCTGCAGAGAAATCAAAGTTATTTCCAAATAACTCTGTATAGTTACCATCAAAATTTTGAAAGAATTTAGCAGCGTCTTTACCAAGACTATCTAGATACTCTTTTTCTGGACTCTTCTTATCTTGATTCTTAGTTGACATGTTAACATTTCTATTGTTTGGATAGAATCTGAAGTTTCTATATTGGAATCCAACATTAAATGTAGTGTAGTTTGCTTGCCCTGATTGCATTTCTACTTGTCCCAAATTGTATGGGAACACATCTGCCAAGCACCAAACACCTGTAATATCATTCTCGTAATAGAACCCTCTCTTACTATCTGTATTGCGACCAGTCCTTTGCTCTGGAATAAGATCGTCTTCTGTAAAGAATCTCTTCTTACCGCCACCCCTTTCCATCTTATAAATCTTCATCGTACATGTGTAATTGTCTAAGAGATCCACATGTTGAGTAGTATCATTCATGATCAAATTTATCCACCTATCAAAAAAGGTATAGGTTTGCATTGATCTGGGCATGATGAATGAGACACTTATCTCACTATGACTCTGACCAGTAGCATACTTATAAGCAGAACCAATATTATTTACAGTTGCGGTTGTCAAGTTCCTACTAGGAGATGAAACACTAGATGCATAGTGATTCAATAGAGTTGCTAGTCTATCAGAGTTTCTACCATAAGGAATCAGAGCATTTCCATACATCTCCTGGAGTACTCTAGGTTGCCCAAACTCAACTCCATAAAGATTATTAAGAGAAGGTGCATCCTTGTTACTCTTAATAAGTGATTGAAACTGTGTAAAAGAGTTATCACTAAAGCGACTTTCGTTGAATCTAATTGACATTATACCTTAAGTTCCTTTTCGGTTATGAGCATAAACTCTAAAGAATGATCTTTGCAGAACTCTCGCGCTGCTTTCCATTTCGCTTGATTGACACTATAGGTGACAACTTCATTAATATATCTTTTCGTAACTCTTTTTTGAGTCTTTGGTTCTAAAGTTTGTTTGAAGGGTTTGACTTCCACAATATACTTTTTGTTTGATGCTTTAACATAGAAATCAGGAAAATATCTATGCCTCTTTCCATCCACTGGTGAAATATATGGGATGATGATCTCTTCACTTCCCCATTCAGTAACTGAGGTAGTATTGTCGCACCATTTCATGAATTTATATTCCCAAGACGACCGATAAACAATGCCAGTGACATCTCCTCGGTACTTAGCAGGAA